TCCCTTCAGCAACTTCAACCACTGCTGTAATACGAATTAACTAAAGGAGTAATTATGAGCAACATAGACAAATTTGGAATGGGCGACTCAGTTGATGCGTCTGTGACAAGAAATGCTGGATCAGGCGAAGAGTTTGGTCTAAACGGCGTCTATACATTTACATGCTACGATCAAGACGGCAATGTTAAATGGGAAGACGCATTTGAAAATTTAACAACAAACGTAGGTCGTCAAAACTTACTAAATTCTTATTTTGCTAACACAGGTGGCGGCGCAGTTGTTATGGGTCTTATGACTAATAATGCTGTACCAGCATCTATCCCAGCTTATACAGATACGCAAGCATCTCACGCAGGTTGGTATGAAGCAGGAGCAACTAATGCACCTACATATTCTGGTACAAGAAAAACACCAGCGTTTAGTACTGCAACAAATGCTAACCCTTCAGTACTTTCTACATCAGCAGCGGTAGTATTTACAATGACTGGTTCTGGTACTGTAACAGGCGCATTTATTAATATTGGTGGTTCAGCAACAATTGATAATACAACAGGTACATTGTTCTCTGCAGGTAACTTTACTGCTGGATCTAAAACTGTAACATCAGGCGATACAATTAACGTAACATATACTTTATCAGCTTCGGGCTAAGGAGTCTTAAATGGCTCTAGTGGTCTATGATCGAGTCCAGGAAACGACGACTACATCAGGTACGGGTTCTGTAACCTTACTTGGTGCAGTCAGCGGATTCCAATCGTTTGCTGTTGTTGGAAATAGCAATACTACCTATTACACTATTACAGATGGTGCTCAATGGGAAGTTGGTATTGGCACGTATTCTACATCTGGCCCTACATTAGCACGTACTACAGTATTATCTAATTCAAATGGTAATACATCGCCTATTACTTTATCAGGCGGAACAGCTCAAGTCTTTGTTACTTATACTGCTGAAAAATCAGTCAATCTAGATGCTTCTGGTAATGTTACTCCTTTAGGTACCATTGCGTCTGGCACTTGGCAAGGAACTACGGTTGGAGTTTCTTACGGCGGTACAGGTGTAACAGCTTCTTCAGGTGGAAATAGCGTAGTATTAAGAGATGCTAATCAAAATACTTCACTTAATAACATCTTTAGAAATATAACTTCTACAGTATCTGCAGCGGGAACAACAGTACTTACAGCAGCTTCATCATTTACACAAGTTTTAACAGGTTCTACAACTCAAACTTATCAGTTACCCGATGCTACTACACTAGTTAATGGTGCTAGTTTCCAATTTAATAATAACTCTACAGGTAACATGACTATTGTAGATTATGGTTCTAATCCAGTTGCTACTGTAGATAATGGTGGAGCCACACAATTATTTTTAACATCAACTAGTACTGCTAATGGTGTTTGGGATACACATGGATTTATTCCTGAAAATATTGAGTGGGGAACCAATTCTTTATATTTAAATTCTACAGTTATTACAGGTGGTACTTGGAATGGTGGCACGATTGGTACAGGTTATGGCGGTACAGGGTTAACTAGCTATACTTCTGGTGGTGCTTTATATGCAACATCAACTTCATCTTTAACTAGCGGCACACTTCCTGTTGGATCAGGCGGTACAGCAGCTACTACGTTTACAGCGAATGGTGTTTTATATGGTAACGGCACATCTGCATTAGGTGTAACAGGAGCTGGTACTACAGGACAAGTTCTTTTAGCTAATACAAGTGGCGCTCCAACATGGGGTTCAGTTCCATCTACAGGCGCAGTTAATACATTCCAAACATCATTAAATGGACTGACACCAAGTTCAGCTACATCAGGTGCTGTAACTTTAGCAGGAACTTTAGGTGCTGTATCAGGTGGTACAGGACTATCTGCTTATACTACCGGTGATATTATTTATGCCTCAGCTACAAACACATTATCTGCCCTAGCAGATGTAGCAACAGGTAATGCATTAATTTCTGGTGGAGTAGGCGTTGCTCCTTCATGGGGTAAAATTGGTTTAACTACACATGTATCAGGTACACTTCCAGTAGCTAATGGTGGTACAGGACAAACTACTTATACAGACGGCCAATTATTAATTGGTAACTCAACAGGTAATACTTTAACTAAAGCTTCACTAACCGCGGGTACAGGTATATCTATTACTCCTGGTTCTGGTTCAATTAGTATTGCGTCTACTGTAACTTCTGGCGTAACTATTACAAATGATACAACGACAGCAACTGCTTTATATCCATCATTTACAAGTGCAACGTCAGGTTCTGTATCAGGTTTAAGTGTAACAAGTACTAAACTAAAATTTGTTCCATCAACAGGAACCTTTACAGCACCTAACGTAGAAGCATCAAACGGCATGCTTGTTAATAGTAATACAGTATCAACAAGCTATTCAATACCCGTAGGATCAAGCGCAATTGCTGCAGGACCTATAACAGTATCAGGTGGAGCAACAGTAACTATTCCTAGCGGGTCTAGGTGGGTAGTGCTGTAACATGTTTGGGCTATCAACCTTTGCCCAAGCTCCGTTTGCTTCATTAGGTGGAACTAAATATGATGTAGCTACGGATGAGAGCTTTAGCTTAAGTGATGTATTTGATATATCAAAAATAGATTATGCAGGTGTAGTCGATGACACTATTGCAATAACCGATGATGTACCAAACCAATTTAATTACTTTTTAACTAATGCAGAAGCGTTTGACTTAGCAGATGACTATACAGGTAATCTAGATTCAAGCGCCGCTAACGATGAAAGTTTAGCACTTACCACAGAAGAATATGGTGCATGGGATACAAGTTCATCATTAGCTGAAACATTTAGTATAAGTGAAGCAGTATCTTCAATTGTTACTTTCTTAGCAGATCGTGACGAAGCGGCTACATTAACTACAACTGAAAGTGCTGGTGCTACTTTTGTAGGCTTAGATGAAGAAAGTATAACCCTAGCTACAACAGAAGATGGTCAGGCTGCATTTGCTGGATCAGCAACGGAAGCAATAACATTAACAGACACCGCGGCAGCTCAAGGTGACCTAGTAGGTGCTGTAGATGAAAGTACTACAATAACAGATGCAGTCATTGGTAATGCTGATTTCTATGATGTTATAACAGATGCAGTTACATTCTCAGATGACTATGCTGGATCATTTGCTTACTTTGTAGATGTTGATGATTCAGTAACATTTAGCGATACTTATGGTGTACTTAGAGCAGTTAATGTAACGGTAGTAGATACCGCAGGATTTACAGATACTTATACAGTAGTAGCTAACTTTAAACCAACAGTAGCTGAGTCTATTTTCTTCATGGATATGGCATGTGCTACAGGTTGGTTTGCAATAAATGATTCACAAACGCCTAGTTGGGTTGATATTAATGATGCTCAAACACCAGGTTGGGGCACAATACCTACTACTGTACCTTGTAGTTAAGGTATAATACCGAAATATGAAAAGGACGATTTATGGCAAGTACCTATAGTGATTTAAAGATAGAACTGATCGGGACTGGTGAGCAATCAGGTACCTGGGGCACAACGACGAATAACAATTTAGGAACAGCGTTAGGCGAAGCTATTACAGGTACAGCCGATGTTGCTTTCTCAAGTGCAGATGTTACATTAACTTTAACTAATACTAATGCTGCTCAAACAGCGCGTAATTTAAGACTTAACCTTACAGGTACGTCAGGCGGCGCTCGAAACTTAATTTTAGGTTCAGGCTGTCAAATTGAAAAATTATATCTTGTTAACAATGGTTTAGCAGATGCTGTGACCGTAAAGAATACAACAGGCTCTGGTGTTGCAGTACCCGCTGGTAAGTCCATGTATGTGTTTAATAATGCAACCGATGTAGTTGATGTATTAACTTATTTCTCAGGAACGGTTGTTTCAAGTGCTGCTACCATAACAGGCGGTACGATTAATAGTACTACTATTGGAGCTACTACAGCTTCATCAGGACGATTTACAACTTTAGAAGCTACAGGAAACACTACTCTAGGTGATGCTTCTGGTGATACAATAACACTTAATGCAGCAACGGCTTCAATACCTAATAATTTAAACTTTAGCGGTACAGGAAGTATCACTTTACCTAATGGTACAACAGGTCAAAGACCTACACCAGCTGACGGCATGATTCGCTACAATCTTACCACATCTGGTTTTGAAGGTTATGCGGGGGGTGCATGGGGTTCAATTGGTGGCGGTGCTACAGGTGCTGGCGGAGACCAAGTATTCTATGAAAACGAATTAACTGTAACAACAAGCTATACTTTAACTACAAATAGAAATGCAATGTCAACTGGACCTATAACCATAGATTCAGGAGCTACAGTAACAATCCCATCCGGCCAACGTTGGGTAATTCTTTAGGAGATATAAATGGCACAAATTATTTTAGATTCAGCGAATAACTTAATACAAGGTGACTTTGATACAGCTACGCTGTCTTTAAGAACTCGTATGCAGACAAGTACAACGAACGCTACAACAGGTGTTTATGTGGTACCTAATGGTTCAGCAACCTCTGCTTCAGTTCAAGTATCCAATGTAGCTGACCCTACAAACGCATCTAAACTAGTTGTAGCTACTAATGGTTCAACCGATACACAAATCGTATCCGGTGCTAATGGATCAGGTTCATACTTACCTTTAAGCTTCTACACAAATAATGACATCCGTTTCCAAATGGGAAACAACGGTGAACTCAATGTAAGAACAGCACCAGGTACAGTATCATCAGGTACCTCAGGTCAATACTTAAAATCAAATGGTCCAGGCGCAGGAGTTAGTTGGGGAACTGTGGCTGCAGGTGGTTTCTCTAACATGCAAGTATTTACTTCACCCGGTACATTCACAACCCCAGCTACAGTAACACAAATTAAAGTCACTGTGGTTGCTGGTGGTGGAGGGGGAATTTCTAGTGCTACAGGCCCTAATAGTGGAGGTGCTGGTGGTGGCGGTGGAGGTGCTGCTATTTATGTAGGTCCTGTAACGGCTTCTACTGGATATGCTGTTACTGTAGGTTCTGCAGGTTCTCAGCCAGGTGGAGCAGGGGGTACATCATCTTTTGCTGCATTAGCTTCTGCGACTGGTGGATCAGGGGCAACTTCAGGTACAGGAGGTGCGGGAGGTTCTGGTTCTGCTGGGACATTACAACTTCGAGGCGGTAATGGAGGTGGTTCTCCTAACTTTAGTGTGCCTGGTGGCTCAGCAGGAACTATTGCTGGAGGTATGGGCGGATCATCTATTTTTGGAGCTGCCGGAGCATCAGCTGCTCCAGCGCCTGCTGGAACTCCTGGAGGTAATTATGGCGGCGGTGGCGGTGGCGGTGGTAATGCTTCAGGTAATGGCGGTAATGGCGGTCCAGGCGTAGTAATCGTAGAATACTAAGTTAACAAAGAGGAAATAAATTATGAGTAGCGTAGTCATATCAGGTAATACATCGGGATCAGTCACACTAGACGCACCAGCGGTAGCTGGGTCAACAGTACTTACCTTACCAGCAACAAGTGGAACAGTGATTGTAGGGACGGCTGGAGTTACGAGTGTAGCTTCTGGTGGTACAGGTGCCTCGACTCTAACAGCCAACAACGTCATCTTAGGTAACGGCACATCTGCTGTAACTTTTGTAGCTCCAGGCTCAAGTGGTAATGTGTTAACTTCTAATGGTACAACATGGGCTTCTACCGCCGCAGCAAGTGGTCAATCACAAACACAAGTATTTTATACTCCAGGAACTTGGACAAATCCAGGAACAGTTACATCAGTTAGACTAACTGTAATATCAGGTGGTGGTGGAGCAGGTTGCGGTAACCCAGGCGTAAATAATGGATCTAGTGGAGGATATGCTGCATATGCTTATGGAACAGCTACTATACCAACAAGTCCCGTTGCAATTACAGTAGGAACGGGTGGAACAGGGGGAGTTCCTGGCGGAGCTGGAACAAGTGGAGGAACATCATCTTTTGGAACTTATATTTCTTGTACTGGGGGCACTGGAGGCATCATAACAACACCAGGTACTCAAGCAGCTCCAGGTGCAGCAACTTTTACAGGATCAACAGCAATTAGAAATGTAAATGGCTCTACTGCATTAACTAGTTTTGGTGTACATGCAATAAATGGCGCCGGAAGTGTAGCGCTAGGCTCACCCGCCGCAAAACTTTATTCAGCTACATCAATATACATTGCAGGGGCTTATGGAACAGGAGGCCAAGGTGCCGCAGGTGGTGGCAGCGGTGTTGGCGGTGTTGTTATAGTAGAATATGTAGGTTAATTTAATTTAAAAACGTAAGGAGAAACAAAATGGTAAAACAAGCATTAATCAGTCCAAATGAACCAAGAGAATCTGGCTACAGAGTAGCACAAGTTGAACTTGAAACATTTGAAGTAGGCGCACCATTATTCTGGACACCATGTGCAGACAATGTAGTAGCAGATCAATTCTGGTATGACCCGAGTGACGAGCTTATCAAAGCTAATCCTGTTGTGGTTGAAGCAGCACCAGCTGAAATCCCTGCGCCTACAAAAGAAGAGCTAGCTGCACAACTCGCAGCGTTACAAGCTCAAATTGCAGCACTATAAAAATTAAAAACTAGGAGTAGAACATGGCAATTACATTAGACGGCACCACAGGGATAACGACGCCCGCAGTTACTAATAGTGGTAACGAAACCATCGGAGGTACCCTTGGTGTTACAGGCGCTGTAACGCTAACAACAACTTTGGGCGTAGCTCAAGGGGGTACCGGTGCAACTACTCTAACTTCTGGCTCTGTGCTAGTAGGTGCTGGTACAAGCGCTGTTTCATTGGTTGCTGCTGGTGCATCCGGTAACATCTTAAAATCTAACGGTACAACATGGACCTCTGCCGCAGCTGCTGCTGGTGGGTTCTCTAACATGACTGTCTATACATCCCCTGGTACATTTACTACGCCTGCTACAACTACACAAATTAAAGTGACTGTGGTTGGAGGTGGTGGTGGCGGTGGTTCATCTGGGGCTAAAGCGGCTGGCGGCGGTGGCGGCGGTGCAGCTATATATGTAGGTGCTGTAACTGCTTCAACACCTTATGCAGTGACTGTTGGGCCTGCTGGGACGGCAGGTGTTTCTCCTGGTACTGGTGGCACAGGAGGTACTTCATCCTTTGGTGCTTTAGCTTCTGCTACTGGTGGAAGTGGAGGTACCGCCGTACCATTGGGTACTGGTGGTTCTGGTGGTGCTGGCAGTGCTGGAACTTTACAAATTAAAGGCGGTGGCGGTGTCTGGGGCGTGGGTGCACAATCAGCAGGTACAGGCGGATCATCTTATTTAGGTGGTGGTGCTGTTGGGACTAATTTTGATCTAACAGGAGGTGCAGGGGGTAATTATGGCGGCGGGGGCTCTGGAGGTGGTAGTAATAATCCAGGTGGAGCTGGTGCTGGCGGTGTTGTAGTCGTAGAATACTAAAATGAACATGGAAAAAATAACCTCAATGTTGTTCCCAGTGATAGTCTCGGCTATTGCTTGGTTACTTATATTTCCAGCTCACGCAGAAACCACAATCATACAAAATAAAGGCATGCCAGTACAAAGTGCTATGGCGCCTAGTATGTCTGCGTTTTCACAAGATGTTTGTGCGGTTCCTATAAGTGGAGCAGGTAACTTTGGTGTAGTGTCATTATCAGGTGGTACTGTGGTACTAGATCAGAACTGTGTCAAAATTAAGTTAGCTAAAACATTAAACGATTTAGGACTTAAAGTAGCTGCAGTATCCGTACTATGCCAAGACCCAACTGTGTGGGACGCTATGGAGATGTCAGGTTCACCATGTCCTATGGGTGGTGCTGTAGGTCAAGCTGCTAAGAAAGCTTGGTTCACTAAGTATCCAGAAAGATTTAAAAAATTATATGGCGAGGATTATAACATTCCTGCTCTTCCTCCTACTAAGGAATAATGCATATGCAGCTTGTTACGCAAGTTCTTGGACGTCTTATGGCCCAGTGTTTGACAGTTTGTACGTTAATCAAGGAACAACTCTTGCTGCTTGCCAACAAGTTGCGTGTCAGTATTACCCTAATATACCAGAGTGTGGCTACTATCTCCAACCCACTTGCTCAAATCAAACAGAGTATCAATCGCTTAGTTGCCAACCTCATCATTCAGGCGCAGTTAATCAAAGTAGGACTTATACATGTTCTTCACAAAGTTGGGGACCTTGGACAACAACTTCTGACAATTGCACGCCAGATCCTGCAACGTGTATACAAAGCACTGAAACGAGAACACTAACATGTTCAGCTGGCTTCGAGGGATCATTACAAGAACAAAGAAATTCGATTTGCTCGGATCCGTATGGTTCTCCAACTTGGACCACTTGGTTGGAAATATACAATACTTGCAAGATGACGGCGACGAACTTAAACAATCCGACATCACCAATCAGTCCAATAAGCCCAACGAATCCAAACAGCGTGATAAGCCAACAAATGAACTCAATCACAACTGCACCAATGACCTCTGTGGAATCTGTAACGGTACAAGACCTAACTGCTATTGCAACTACCCCGTCAACACCGGAAACACCAGCTACTTCAGTAGCCACAGTAAAAAGCGAGGCAAGTGGAACGACATCTGCACCAAGCCCCGCAAGTACTACGACGACATCGGGTACAGATAAAAAAGATAATGTAAAAGGCATGGACGTGCCTAAAGGTAAAGCATTAGTACCAGGATTTGGCATAGTTATGTCTATGCAGCTATTAAACTCAGGTTACAACCTGCAGCAAGAACAAATGAAAGAATATATTAACTTACTACAGGAACAAGATTATGAGCGACAACAAAACATACTCCTTGAATTTATCAGCGCAAATGATACTGGGGATCGCCTGTTCAATACTAGTGCCATTAGGTGGCGCAGTATACTACGGGATAACCCTCTTCAACGATTTGACGGGGACGATTGAAGAAGTAAAAAAGATGAGCTCAGTTGAGACTCGTATTATAGTTTTAGAAGATAGATCTAAATCAGTAGAAAGACAATTAGTAGATGTCATGATGTCTAACAATCGATCTCTCGAAAAAGCAAATGAAGCTTATGGTAAAGCTATTGAAGCTAATAGTGTTGCTAAAAGTACTGCAGATAAAGTTGTAGATACAGTTGCTAATGTTAAAGACGAAATGAAACAACTACGAAAGGCAATGGTTAATCCATTGAACAACTAATATGCTATCCATCCTCTCCTCGATTCTCGGCTTCGCAACTGCGGGGCTCCCGTCTATACTAGGTTTTTTCCAACAAAAGGGAGACCAAGCGCATGAACGTGAAATGGCACAGCTTCAAAATCAACAACAAATGGCTATGGCTGAAAAGGGTTTTATTGCCCAAGAAAAAATAGCTGCTATTGAATTGGAGGGTACATATGCAGAAACATTCGCACAAGAACGTCAAGCTTTATATGAACACGATGCTAAACTGGTTCATGATGCTGCACCATGGGTTAGAACTCTTAATGCCTCTGTCCGTCCTATTGTTGCTTTCACTTTTGTAGGCTTACTACTATTTGTAGATATTGGCGGCTTTATCTGGGCTGTTAAGACTGTAGGGTTTAGTGGTGAAGCTATGGATATTATATTCTCTACTGATGAGATGGCAATTGTAGCTTCTATTATTGGATTCTACTTTGGTGCTAGAACTTGGGAAAAGAAATAAGTGAATGTATCAAAAGCTGGCATCGCTCTTATCAAACATCACGAGGGTGTGCGTAGTCGTCCCTATCGTTGCCCTGCACACTTGTGGACTGTTGGTGTTGGTCATCTTATCGGGGATGGCAAATTGTTGCCTGATTCTTGGAACAGAACTTTTTCGACGGAGGAAATAGATGGACTTCTTAAATCCGACTTACGTCGCTTCGAGCTGGGAATATCTAAGATGTTACCTAACGTGCCTCTTAGACAATGTGAATTTGATTGCCTTGTATCTTTTGCCTTTAACCTTGGCTTGGGTACATTTCAGCGATCAACACTCCGTCAAGCGCTTCTTCGCGGCGATAAAACGGCGGCTATGGAATCGTTAGTGAAATATTGTCGTGCAGGTGGTAAAATACTCAAAGGTCTACAAACTCGTAGATTAGATGAGAAAGCACTCTTTGAAGGTAAATAATGCCGTTAAGTAAACTAGTCTTTAAACCAGGAGTTAACCGAGATCAGACTGATTATGCGTCTGAGGGTGGCTGGTACTCAATGGACAAAGTTCGCTTCCGTTCAGGGTTCCCTGAAAAAATTGGTGGCTGGACTGTTAAAACATTTACTGCATATGAAGGTTCAGCTCGTAGTCTATTTACATGGGCAACTTCAGATGGTAGTAAATTAGTTTCTGTTGGCACTAATGAAAAAATATATGTTAACTCAGCTACTTCGCTCTACGATATAACACCTCTTCGTGTTACTTATACATCTACAACAACGCCTTCAAGTGATAATTGTTTTAAAACAACATCAGGTTCTAAATTAGTTGAAATCTTAAATATCACAGCAGGTATTCTAGATGGTGAGTGGGTTACATTTAGTGGAGTCACTGTTGCCGTAGGTGGTGTACCAGCAGCTGACTTTAACGGCTCATTCCAAATTACAATTATTAGTGGTACACCTTATATTGCGGTGGCTACAACTGCATCTTCTACTGCCACATCTGCAGGTAATACAGCCATCACGGCTAAATTTGAAATTAATATTGGTTACCCTATTGTAACAGCAGGTTATGGTTGGGGTGCTGGTGGATGGTCTCGTGGTACTTGGGGTTCAGGTTCTACTGTACCTATTTTCTTCCCAGCGCGTTTAGAGTTCTTTGATAACTTTAATCAAGATTTAGTATTTAATATTAATGGCGCTGATCTTTATTATTGGGCATATGATCCTGGTTTTACAACACGTGCTGTAACATTACAGTCTATACCAGGGGCTATTGCTGTGCCTCGCCAAGTAGATTTTTCATTGTTTGCATCAAGTGGTCATTATGTAGCGCTAGGTTGTACTAATTACTTACCATCCACTGTAGCAGGTGTATCTATGTCAACTATGACTCGTGGTGGCACGGGTAACTTAACAGCGACTGTTACAACATCTACAGCTTATGGTCTACAATCAGGCGATAGTATTACTGTATCAGGATGTATACCTACGCAGTTTAATGGTACTTTCCAAATTACTTATATTGATGCTACCCATTTTAGTTACACAATGACATCAGCGCCTGCTAATAACGCCACAACTGTAGGTACTTATGTATACAATAATTATACCGGTGATTATGATCCACTACTTATTCGTTGGGCAAACGTTGATGCGACCATAGGTCCTGAGCCAGAAGTATGGCAACCTACGGCTACTAATACAGCTGGGTTCTTACGTTTACAATCAGGTTCAAGAGTTATAGCTGCTTTAAATTCAAGACAAGAAATGTTAATCTTTACAGATACTGCTGTAACATCTATGCAGTTCTTAGGTACTACAGAAGTCTTCGGTTTACAAGAACTATCACATAATATATCTATTGCTGGACCTAATGCTGTAGTAGGTATTAATAACGTAGCTTACTGGATGGGACGTGATAAGTTCTTCACATACTCTGGTCGTGTAGATGCATTACCTTGTACACTACGTCAATACATATTCTCTGATATTAATTATAACCAAGCACAACTATTCTTTGCGGGTACTAATAATCAGTTTAATGAAATTGTTTGGTTCTATTGCTCAGCTACTGCAAATGAAATTGATCGTTATGTGATATATAACTATGCAGAAAGTATTTGGTACTATGGTCAACTAGAGCGAACTTCGTGGTTAGATTCAGGTGACTTCACTAATCCTATTGCAGCTGCAGGGGGTTGGATATATGATCAAGAAAACGGTGTAGATAATGGTCAGCCTAATGGTGCTGCACCTCTACCTATTTCAGCTTATATTCAGTCTGCAAATGTGGATATTGATGATGGTGATAAATATATGTTAGTACGCCGTATTATTCCTGACATTAACTTTACTCAATCAGAACAAACTAATCCTGTGACAGGCGCTCCTAATACTATTCAAACTACAATTACTGTGGGTGTTCAAAACTTCCCAGGTGCAGCATCTTCTACAACAAACGCTTCAGGTGTAACTACCGCTCGTAACATTGTAACGTCAACAGCAACTGTAGATCAGTATACAAATCAAGTGTTTATAAGATGTCGTGGTCGTCAGATGAGCTTTAGAATTGAGTCAAACGATGTGGGAACTCAGTGGCAACTTGGTATGCCAAGAGTTGATGCACGTCCAGATGGAATGAGGAACTAATATGGCAAATCTTATCACAACTTCAAAAGCCCCAGCACTAGCGTTAACTCCTACACAGTTTTCTCAAGTGCATTTTGATTTACTTAATGCTCAACTTCGTGTTTATTTTAATACGTTAGATGCAGCTAATGTACAAACACAACAAGCAGTTAACAGTCTTAATACTATGGTTTGGTTAGGAATCTAGATGGCATTTCAAAATATAACAGGAATTAAATTAGGTCAAGCTGAGATAACAACAGGCTTTACTACGCTATATACTACACCCGCAATAACAAGAACCTATGTAAAAGACATTAATATATGTAACACAACTGGAATATCTTGCACTGTATCTGTTTGTTTAGTACCGAGTGGTGGTACAGCAGGCACTGGAAATGCGTTAATATATAACTTAACACTTTTTGGTAGCGATTTATATAGATGGCAAGGGGTACAAATTATGAATGAAGGCGATACCATACAAGTTAAAGCTTCTACAACTGGCGCTACAATTACAGTTTCTGGTGGAGAAGCTGTATAAATCATGGTAATATTACACTATCTTAAAAAGGACTTTTTATGGCAACACATCAATTAGCTAAAGGCTTAGCTTCCCTAGGTAGACATGGTGATTCCATGCTTATGCACGTTAGCCCATCTGAAGTAGCTGGTTTAAAAGCTATTGGTCATATGACGGGTCGTACATTAACTACTAATCCTCATACAGGGATGCCTGAAGCTTTTAGTTTTGGTGATTTCCTTACATCTCTTTTACCCACTGCCGCAGGATTTTTAGTAGGTGGTCCAGCAGGGGCTGCTATGGGACTTGAAGGCGCAGCTGCTACGATTGCTCCTATTGCTGCAGGTATGGCAACTGGTGCTGCTGTTGCTGGCGCTAAAGGTGAAGACATATTAACTGGCGGTCTTATGGGCGGTCTGGGTGGTTATGGTGGTGGTAATCTAGGAAGTTCATTAGGTAAAATGGGAATTCAAGGTGGTTTTGGTGCAGGTTCACCAATTGCTCAAGGTGAAGCAATTACTACTGCAGCGGGTAAAGAAGCCTTAAATATGACAAACCCATTACTAGGAGCTCCAGGAACAGTTAATCCAGCATTAACAAATCTTGCATCTTCTGGTGCGGGGGCAGCTGCTCCTATGAGTTATACACAAGGTCTTGGTCAAATGGGTCGTGGTATAGGAGATTTAATATCTCCTGGAGGTTATGCTAAATTTACTTCACCAGCTATTGGTGGATCTGGAATGCAATTAGCTGCACCATTAGGTATGGCTGCATTATCCGGTGCTTCTGAAGATATGTATCCTGAAGCAGATATGAGTATAGAAGAAAAACGTAAAGCTGAAGAAAACAAATATAGAGATCCTAAAACAGGTTTATTAAACTTAGCTCAAGCTTCTCCAGGTTTAAGATTAATGGCAACCGGTGGAACAGTTGGTTCTAATCAAAGTTCTATATCAACAGGCGGCATTCAAGATTTATACGGAACTAGTGATCAAACAACAGGCAGTCCAGTATTAAGCCAAGATGGTTATGGTATTGGTAGATTAAATAACTTAGCTGCTGCAGGGTCTAGAGCTAAAGCTGCTGATACTTTCTACGCTATGGGTGGTCCAATTGCTTTTGCTAAAGGTGGACATCAAGGTTATTTAGATGGCGCTGGTGATGGTATGAGTGATTCAATTCCTGCTACAATAGAAGGACAACAACCAGCTCGCTTAGCTGATGGTGAATTTGTAATTCCTGCTGATGTAGTAAGTCATATTGGTAATGGCTCATCTAAAGCAGGTTCAAAACAATTATATGCAATGTTAGATCGCATTAGAAAAGCAAGAACAGGCCATACTAAACAAGGTAAAGAAATTAAACCACATAAATACATGCCTGCATGAAACAAATACAATTAGTAAGTCCAGACTTTGTTAGTAAACTCTGGGATAAAATACAACCTTTTTTTGATGCATCATTTAAATATAGTAATGATGATTACAGTATTGATCAAATAAAGATGTTATTAGTAAATGGACATCAAAAGCTTTTAGTAGCCGTTGAAGACGAAAAAATAATTGGGGCTTCAGCAGTTGAGTTTATTAATTATCCTAATCAAAGAGTATTACATATTACATCGATGGGTGGTAAAGCATTGATTGAACCTGATATGATTAAGCAATTTGAAGATTGGGCTAAATCACAAGGTGCAACAAAGATTAGAGCATTTGCTAAAAATGCTCAAGCAAGATTATACAGAATGAAAATGGGTCTTAATACCGTAACGCACGTGGTGGAGAAAACAATATGAAGCTTTTAAATTTAACCAACTGGCTACATTCACTTGTAGGATTTTTTACATTCCAAATGGGTGGTGGCGGCGGAGGTCAAACTTCTACAGGTACTACTTATACTTCTAATTTACCAGAGTACGCCAAGCCTTTCTTTGAACAAGCTTTAGTTTCAGCAGGTAAAAATGTATTTACTACAGATCCTACTGGTGCTGTTACTGGTGTTCAAGGCATGCCTGCTTATACAGGTGAAAGAGTTGCCGGTTTTACTCCAGGTCAAGAAACAATACAAAAAAATATTGCTGGTCTTACAACACCAGGTGGTTTTGCGGATGCTACTCGTGGTTTAGGTGTAGGTTCAGGTATGGGTTATGGTACGGCAGGTACAGGACTATCAAAAGCATTGGGTTATACACCTAGAACTGTTTCTACAGGTACCTTTACTCCAGCTGCCGCTTCTGCATATATGTCACCATATACAACTAATGTATCTGATATTGCTGCTCGTGAATTAAGACGTGCAGGAGATATTGAAAAATCTAAAGGAGCTATGGGTGCTATTGGCCGTGGTACATTTGGTGGTGCGCGTCAAGCTTTATTACAAGCTGAACAAGAACGTGGCTTACAACAAAATATTGGTGACATTTATACTAAAGGTCAACAAGCAGCATATGAAAATGCTCAAAAGATTTATGGTGAAGATACTGCACGTAGTTTACAAGCACAACAAGCTAATCAACAAGCAGAACAAGGCGCGGCTCAACTTGCAGGTCAAACAGGTATTAGTGGTTTACAAGCAGGTCTTGAAGCTTCACATCAACAAGCAGTTACAGCAGCAGCTCAACAAACATCAGAACTTGAAAGACTTAAAACACAAGCTGCTAGTGAAGGCGAAAAACAAGCGCTACAACAAAAAATTGATGATCTTAAATATCAAACAGCTATGGAAGCTAGAGATTGGGAAAAGAAACAACTCGAGTTCTACAATGCAATGCTTCGTGGAAATGCTGGTTTGGCTCAAACGCAAATCAATTATGCACCTCAACCGTCAGGTGTTCAACAAGCTCTTGGTGGTGGATTAGGTTTACTTGGTCTTTCTAAAGCTCTAGGATAAAACATGAACATTATTAAAATACAAAATCAGTTAAAAGGTGTTCCAGACGATACTCTCGTAGGATATGTTCAAAACCCTACAGGACAAGTACCTACCTATTTAGCTTTAAGTGAATTACAACGTAGAAAAGAAATGCGTAGTAATTATCAAGCTAATAAACCTGAAGATAAAACTGTTGCAGAAGATTTAGTTCAAGAAGCACAACCACAACCTGGTATTGCTGCTTTACCTGAAGCTCAACCTATGATGGAAGCTATGCAACCTCCTGAAGAAATGCCTGTAGAACAAATGGCACAAGGTGGACTTACAGATTTAGCTATGGATAATCAAATGTTTAATGAAGAAAACTTTGCTACTGGTGGTATTGTTGCATTCGATGATGGTGGTCCAGTTCAACATTATGCTTATGGCGGTAAAACTAAAACAGATCCAGCTAAATATGATCCTACATATTATAAAGATGCTAAAGCAGCTTTAGTTAAACCTATAGATGAAATTACTTTAGATGATTACATTATTCAACAAAAGCAAGCGCAAGAAGCTTTTGGTGTAGATCCTGAGTTTTATAAATCTACTTTAGCAGACAGTAAAACTGAAAGAGTTAAAGAACTAGAAGACGCTAAAAAAATGGATCAAGCTCAATTATTATTAGCTTATGGTAGTGCTTTTGCAGGAACTCCTACTTTTGGTGGAGCATTAGCAAAAGGTGGTGAAAAAGCCGGACCTATTGTTGGAGCTATGGGTAAAACTCAAAGAGAAATTAATAGCATGTACAAAATGGCTGATAGAAAAACTCTTGAAGCTCAACAAGCTCAAGCTCGTGGTGATGCTTCTGGAGCTACAAAAGCTATTGATGAGAGACGTAATATTAATACTAATATTGCTATGAAGAATGCAGAACTTGAAACAAGTGCTATTCTTGCTAATGCAAAAAATAGATATGCTAAAGCAGGGGTTAGTGAAAAACTTAATGCCTCAATTTTAAATGCAGCTATTAAAGACTTTACTTCTAAATATCCACAAGGTTCAGCAGAAACTGTATTTGATAGTAATCCTCAACTTTTACAACAAGAGTGGAATAGATATCTTAAAAATGCTGAAGGGTATATTTTACGTGGTGAGACCCCTGCAATTCCTGGTGGCACTCAAATTGCAGATATACACAAGCCTGTTATTGCAGGTAAACCAGGAACAGCTAAATTAAATGTTCCTAAAAATGTTCAATCAATCTTAGATCAGTACCCAGAAGACGAAGAATAATAATGGCCGATTTAAATGCCGTATATAAGGCTTTGGAAAAAGCCCATGCTGCGGGAGATACTGAATCTGCAAAAACATTAGCAGATTACATAAGATCACAAGCAGGTGTTGCTGAAGAAGCTACACCTGAATCATCTGTTCAAGATGTTACTCAACCTCAAAAAGATATTACCCAAGCGCCTAGTAGTGCTGCTCGTAGATATTTAGCTGATCCTGCTTTAGGTCTAGCTAAAGGTGCTGTGAGTGCAGGTGAAGCTATTGTAGGTTTAGCAGATATTCCTACTTTAGGTTTAGCAGGTAAAGCTACTAATGCTATTGAAAAAGGTTTATTTGGTGGTACTTCAAAAGACTTACAAACAAAACTTCAAGCATTAAAAACTCCAGAAGAACAAAAACAAGAACAAGCAGTTGCCGAAGCTAAAGGTTTTAAAAACACTGTCGGTGCTCTTGCTCAAAATCCAGCAGCGTTTCTTAATATATTAACTGAATCTCTACCTTCAATGGTTGGTGGTGCAGGTCTAGCTAGAAAAGTATTAGGTGTTGGTGGTAAAAAAATAGCTACTATGGTAGGTAAAAAAGCTGCTGGAACTGTAGCTGGTGCTGCAGGTGAAGGTGCTATTACCGCAGGTTCTATTGCAGAACAAACACGTCAACAACAAGAAGATGGTTTACTTACTCCTAAACAAGCAGTAATTGCTACGGGTAGTGGTGTACTAACTGGTGGTTTTGGTTTACTTGGGGGTAGAGTAGCTCAAAAATTAGGCTTTGATGATATCGATACTCTTATGGCAGGTGGCGCAGGACAAGCGGAAAAGAAAAGTGTTCTTACTTCAGCCTTCAAGAGTGCTATCAGTGAAGCTGGTTTAGAAGAACTTCCACAATCTATTCAAGAACAAATTGCACAAAACTTAGCTGCTGAAAAACCTTGGGATGAAGGTGTAGCTGAAGCTGCTGCTACTGGTGCATTAGCAGGCTTTGCTATGGCTGGTGGTTACACTGGTGTTAGACAAATGAATACTAATAGGCAGATAGATAAAGCTGTCGATGAGAAAAAAGATGATGTAATTGAACCTGCTGCTGCAGAAGAAAAACGTGCTAGTCGTGATACAATTATTAACTCCACATTTAATACATTAAATTCTAAAGCTAAAGATATACAAGCAGCTAAACAAAAAGCAGAGGAAGATACTACAGCTGCTGAAGTAGAACAAGAAGTTAACAAAGTAGAACCGACAGAACCTGGTGTATTAGACGAAACTACTTTAACTTCGTGGGGACTAAACCCTCGTTCTAATGCATATAAAGCACTAGTCGGACAAGATATTAATACACCTGAAGGTCTTGATATAATGAACAAGACTTTAGAAGTACATACAGGTAAAATAAATGAAACAGCAGTCGATGCTTATTTGAAAGGACTACCCGATGCAGGATCTGTCAGTAGAGCAGCTGGAACTAGCAATGAAATACTTGGAGGACTTAACGATGGAACTCCCGGAGGAACTCAAGGACGTTTCGGAACTGCAGTTGATTTCAGTGGAAATCTTGCTAGACTCACTCAAACAGGAGAAAAGGCAAGCAACGCTCCATTAGAAACAACTACGCCTGAAACTATTAAAACAAAAGTACCTGAAGCGCCAGCTACTCAAGAAGTAATAAAAAGCGAAGAAGAATTAACTCCAGAAGTAAAAGCCATGAATCGCATGGGTAAACTTTTACAAACATTAGATCCTACTAATCCGCTTATTGAATCATTACAAACCGGTGCAGCATCTGAAGAAGAAATTGCAACTGCACACGATACTATTCAAGAATTAAAACAATCTCGTGCAGCTAAAAAAGTAGACTTAACAAAAACAGCTCCTGAAGAGGAAGAATTACCTACAAACTTTGAAGGTACTCCTGAAGGTAAAGCAATTGTTAATACGACTAAGCCTGCAAAGACTATGGGTCAAGCTTTAAATATATTAAAACAACAACACTTTGAAAAACTTAATCCTGTAGAAAAAGTATTACATAATGTGCTCTCTAGTATACAAAATGTAACTAAGGGTAGATACCATATTAGTGCAATAGGAAAGAATAAGTTTGGTTCCTACAGTCCTACTAATAATAAAACAACGATTAGCCCAGATGCTGGTACTAATGCTATTTTCCACGAAGGAACACATGCTGCCACTGCATGGGAAATTAAAAAACATGTAAAGACTAAGAATGGCAAAATGAGAGGTATTGATGATGTAGGTCGTAAGATGGTAGCTATTTTTACATCAGCACAAGATGCTGCTCGGGAGCAAGGCAAAGACTTTGGCCATGCATTTGATAACATGGAAGAATTTATTGCTGAAGCATTTAATACCGCTGACTTCCAAAGATTCTTAGCTGATCAACCAAGTGTGGCTCCTAGTGAGACTACGTTAACTTCGTTGTGGACTGACTTCCTATCAGCAGTTAAAGACTTATTAAAACTTGGTGACATATCAGATACTTTATTAAGCGATATTATTGGTGTTGCTCCTGATTTATTTACAGGCTATCGTCCTAAAGAATTAGCAGGGTTCCCTGCGGTTGAACCACTCTATCAAAGAATGTCTGAAAAAGACCTTGATAAACAAGCAGATGCTGCAGGTAATAAAGCAGCTGTAAAAGTAGAACCTGTCACAGTGTGGAAAGAATTTAAATCACAACCCGTACAAACCCTACCTAAAATTATGAACATGATTAGATCTAATCTATTCTCGTTCGATACATCTATAAACAAAAAGATACTTGAAGGCATGCGTAAAGCAGGGGTAATACCTGAAAAACTAGCTAAAGCTTATTACATGTTACAAGTATCACAAGCCGTTAAATCTGATCAGATAGCTGATCTCTTTTTAAAACACGGCAATATTAAATATAATAATAACTTATTTAAGTTTGAAGTAACTGATGCTAAAGATAGCATGATTGCTATTCGAAATAAAATTGAAGCACTAGCTAAAAAAAATGGTCTTCCTGTTAATAAGATGTTTGTATATGCAAGTAAAGCTTTTATTGCTCGTCGTTCACAAGGTTTAATGGATGCTAATAAAGAATTAGAAAAAGACGTATTAAAACTTTTAACTCAAAACAAAACAGACTTAGCTAAGAAACGCTTAAAAGCTAACTATAAACTTGTGCATTTAACACCAGCTCAAATTAAAGAAGGTGAAAAGTTCTTTACTCAATTCCCTGAGCTAGAAAATATAGCTGATACATGGAATGGTGTTAGACGTAAAGTTTTAAATCTTGCTAAAGATAGCGGTTTATATACTGAAGAACAAGTAGAAGATCTATTAAATGTAATGGACTATGTTCCATTCTATAGAGATGCCCAAATTGAAGCAGGTAAAGGTCCTAAAGAATACGCTAGAGGTTTATTAGATGCAGCTACAGATAAACGACTTAAAGGTAGTTATCAATCTGTAAACAATGTGTTTGATAACATGGAACGTTGGACTAGATATATTGTTAGAAAATCAATTAACAATACCGCAGCTCAAGCTAAGATTGGTTTATTTAGTAACTACGTAGCTAACGACATTAAAGTACTTAAAGATAAAGAACGCAGCACTACAGGTAATACTGTGAACGTTTGGCAAGATGGTAAGCTTGTTAAGTATGAGTTCCAAGGTAATGATGGTGAGTCTATGGTAGGTGGCTTTACAGGATTAGAACCTGTTATGCTTACAGGACTTAAAGGCTTTTTTAGACCTTATGCAAACTTCTTAAGACTAAACATTGTATTACAACCTATATTCTCTGTAGCTCAAATACCTATGGACGCATTTAACTCTATGTTTATTTCAGGTGTTAAGTATCCTTTAGCTATTCCTCTACAAGTGATGAAGGAGATTGTGTTAACTCCGTTGCATCAAAGTACTGCTCGTGAAGAACTTAAAAAAACAGGTACAGTAGGCAAGCATGACTTTAGTTCTGAATATGAACGTATTGATGCTGAAGCTACGCAAGAAGCTAAAAAATATAAAACATTAGATAAGTTACTTAAAGCTATCATGCATCCATTAGAGATGTTATCTATGGCTTCTGATAACGTTATACGTCAAGCGGTATATGCTCAAACAGTAGCTGAAACAGGTGACAAGGCTCGTGCTGTTCATGTAGCTGAAGAAATTATTAACTTCCGTAGAACAGGTACTAACCAACTTATTAATATTATGCGTCAAAATGCACCATTTGTTAATGCTAACTTACAAGCATTACATGTAGCGTTTAGCACAATTATGAACGATGGTATTACACCCGATGCTAGATCAGATGCGTTTAAACGATTCTGGTTAACTGCAGGTCAAGTGATGCTACTTAGCTTTGCGTATGCAGCTATGGGTGCTGATGATGACAAATATAAAGAACTTGATCCTTCAGAAAGAGATAGATTCTTGTTAATGTATGGCGCTGATGGATTTAAGATTCCATTACGTAATGACATATTTACTTTATTTTTTAAAACAGTTCCTGAGCATATCTATAATACTATGATTGCTGAATCAGAAGATTCTGAAAAGTTTGCTACAGCATTTGCTAGAGGACTTAAACGAGCATTAGCTACACCATCAGCTATACCTACGCTAGTTACTCCTTTAGTTGAAAGTGCATATAATATTGACTTAGTAACAGGTAGACCTTTAATAGGTCAAGGTCAAGCTAATCTAGAACCTGAATTACAATTCAGCCCTAAATACACTTCTGAATTAGCAAAGACTATTGGTGATTTTAGTGGATTAGCACCAATACAAGTAGATCATTTTATGAATCGATACTTTGGTACGACTGCAGGATTATTAGGTTTAATGACTACATCTATGTTAGCGCGTTCTAGAGGCGATATATTACCTGAGCAATCTATTAGAGAAGTATTCTTAAAACTTCCTAGCAGTGGTTCTTTCTTAGCAAGAGAACATGGTTCACGTAATATAACTGACTTCTATGAGTTATCAGATATTGTAGATAAAGCTGTTCAATCTGCAAATAAATTTAAAGGTCTTGATTATAATAAGTATCAAGAATATCTAGACAAAGATAACAATAGAGAACTTGTTATTATGGCAGGAGAAATGAGACGCATAAGTGACCAACTATCATTGTTACGTTCACATGAGAATAAAATTATTGCCAGCAGAGACGCTGAAAGATATACCCCTGCTTCGAAGAAAGAACAGCTAGAACGAATTGAAAAACGCCGTCAGGATTTACTAGGCCATCAACTTAAAGTTAGAGGTACGATGGATAGATATATACAACAACTACGTTATCGTGGTGGTTTATAGTCTCCAGACTCGTATACCTTTAACATGGTCTTCTATAACAACTTTGTGAACGAACTGAAACTCTAGTCGTTCACTTTCTTTTTGTATAGCTTTGATAGCTGACTCAGTATCAATAGCAGGTATAAAGATAGACGAGCCTGGTAAAAACGTAGGCCAATCAATCTGATAATTTACGCCGTTAGTGAACACTTCGTGGTATATCCAATGGTAAGTCGTTAGTCTTGAGTCCTTCAAAGCTAGAGTTATCGATCCATATGCATCGAACGCCTGAGCCGCTAATATCTAATCCTTTTTGTAGCACTTTAGAATCTCCTGATTTATACTTCAAAACATTATTATCTTTAAGTTTTTTAATAAAATCCTCGTAATCTACGTTACCAAGATCCTTTAAGTATGAGCGCATTATACCTACAGGAATGTATATTGTGTTAGTATCTGGTTCAATTCTTACACGTAATTCATTGATTGGCTTTAATAAAGGGGCTTCTTGTAAGCCTGTTCGTGAGTCTATGACACTATTAATCACTAAAGTGTTCTTTAAATTTTCATGTAAGAACGTAGTTAATGTTTCCATAGCATCGAAATCACGAGCCTTAAGTTCTATTCTTGATTTATCTAACTCTAGTTTAATAGCATGTTTAACAGGTTCTAAGTTTATATTATGGATACCCAATTGCTTAGCAATCTGAGCGCCTAAAAATACTGCAGCTAATGTAGCAGAATACTTGCGGTCTTCTCCCGCTATGTTCCATGCCTTATCAATTTTTTCTTGAGTTTGTTTTAAAGCTATTTTTACAGATTCAAGATTAGATATAATCCATTGAGCATATATTTCCCCTGCATGTCCATAGTTATCAAATAGTCTACCAAAGTAATCATCAGCTTCTTTCTTTGTTAAGCTTGTATCTTTATCAATACGTAATTGTAAGAAGCGAGCCATCTCACCTGAAGCTTTGGCATTTGATGAAAACATAACTGTTCTAAAGTCTGTATTAGAAGATACAACACATATCAAATTAAAGACAGTATCATTTTGTCTTTCTTTATTTGTGCCACCACTACCCATACGATTTCTACCACGACCTGTTGACATGAACTTTAAAAACTCATGTAATTGATCAGGTGTTACTTTAGTAAATTCATCTACTGCCGCAGGTAAGTTATTCATGTAACCCATACGATTAATTACTGAGTTACCTGTATCACCCCATACTTGAATAAGCTTGGCTGATAGTTCAGGATTACCATATACACTAGTCATAGCTTGTAATACAGTAGACTTACCTTGTCCTGATTCAGGATTGTATAAATTAATTACTGCTGATTTTTCTTTTGTTTTAAAGAAGGGCATGAGTAAAGAACCAAATGCACAGAAGAAACCAAACGCACGTAACTCCATACCAGGTCTTTCATAAACTGATATAGCTTTCTTCCATTCTTCATAAGTGCCTTTCTTTTGTAATGCTGGATTAACATCATTTAAATCTTCAGATACAGGAACATACTTAATACCAAAAGCACTAATCTCACGATTACCTATAACAACTTTGTTATATAAAGCATTCCAACCATATTGTTTATACATAGGAGTTGATGGCTTTTGCTTTTGATCAGCATCTACTACAGCTATGATGTAATCAATAACGTTATCTAACTTCTTACCATTTCTAACAATACCTTTAGCTACTAAAATCTTTCTAGCTTCATCACGAGATAGTAATTGGGTTAATGGTGCTATGAATTCTTGAACACCTTCATGAGGTAAATGTAATTTAAACCATGCACAGAAACCAATAGCGTGATCATTTAATATTTCAACAAGATAAAAGTCATAGTCATACACCATGATAGCTTCTTCATCTTCATCAGCTACAGTTTTATATACACCACCATTCTTTCCTCTGAAATATGGAAATGGATAGTCAGGTATTTGGTATGTGACAACTTTACCTAGTTCTTCTGACTTAGCTTGTATAACATTATCTGCACCTTTAGAACGTAGAATAACTCTACCTAATTCTATAGGAGATGTAATCTTACCTTTATGTTTACATCCGTCACAACCTTCAGGACGTAAGCCTTCAAATTGTCTACATGTATGTGGACCTGGAATAGCACTAGCTTTAGCTTCTGTTCTAGCATAGTCATAATCAGGGTGATGTTTAGATATGTTGTGGATTGCTGATTCAGAATCTTCACAGTAAGCTGCAATAGATAAACCTGATCTCCATAGTGGTTCTTCTACTGTTGCTTGTTTAGTCATGATATGAACTAACTGAGCGCAGCCATCATCTTTACGGCAGCGTTCAATAATCTTCATAAATTTAGATGAGTTGTTTCCTAGTATAGCTTTTGTAGCTTCATCTAGTGGACGTTTAGCTTTAGGTTTATCGGTAAGATGTATAGGTATTAGACTTGCTAACTCATCAAACGGAGTAGGTGTGCCTTGATTTAACACAGTTACATCTTCAGGTTTAGCTACATCTTTATAGTTCTTTGTGCCTGGAACTCGTAGGATACGAGCCATGTCAGCAGTGCAAGCACCATCAGCTTTAAGTCCATGTTTAGCACATAAAAACTTTAAACCTTCAGCAACAGGTTGCCATATAGCTTTATCTACAGGTTCAGTAAAAGGCCAATAACAATGAATACCTCTACCTGAGTCTACAATTGTAGGAGCAGGGAGTTGTGTAGTATCTGTAAAAGAACGTAACGCTACAAGTGCAGCATCTTTAGTTTCGTAGTCTTTCCATTTACGTTTCTTTGTATCAAACCCACAGTCTATATCTAACCATAGAATACGTTGTTCTTTTGCATTTATTTTCTTTCGTTCAGTCGGCTCAACATAAGTTGAACATGCAAAGTAAACGTCTTGCTTATCGCTTAGTAATTTATTTACTACTTCAATTGCTTCATCTATGGAATTTATAAACTTGGGAACTACTACATTTTGTTGGTCTTTGCCTAGGACACAATAATATCCTTGATCAGGCCATACTTGTTGTAAAAATTCTTTTGTTTGCATTTATCTCTCAAAATGTTGTGTTGCTTAAAATAGGTGGGCTACTTGCGGTTTATAAATTAACTACCGTCTAGCAATATATAAATAAGGTGCTTTCGCCCATTGTGTTACTGATTAAGATTAACTATTAATTCCTTAATCTTTTGGTCAAGTTTTCTTGATGGCTTTGCTTTACCCGAAAACCAATCATACACCGTTTGCCTTGAAACGTTAAGCGCTTTCGCTACTTGACTAGCAGGGTATTTTAGTGATATGCAGATCGCACCTAAAAGTGTCCCTGTAGTTTCTTTAGCTTTAGCGTTTGCTTCTATAACTACTTGGGAGTAACCACGCATGATTACGCCCAATCTGATACTAGATCATCTAAACTAACGTCACCTTGATCTGCTTTAGGTGCTGCTGGTTTAGGAGGAGGTGGTGCCACAGGTTTTTCTGCTGCACGAACTGTAGGTTCAGGAATATCATCTTCTACTTTAGGTGCGGTTACTTGTGGACGTTGAATAGGTTGTTGTTTCTTTGTTTCAAACTCTTCACCATCTTCTTTATTAATATTTACTGATAATGTAATAGCACGTTTAGCTTCTTCTGAAGTTGACTTCGTGGCACATACTGCATACTCGTCATCATTAAGAACACGAATAGCTTTAAAGCCAATCTTAGTGCTTGATGAATCTTCATCGAAACTTACACGTGATACAACAGACATTAAGTTTTGACCATTTGCACGAACATAATCTGTGTATTCATGTAAAGGTTTACAGTCTTTTGTACCATTACCAAATATTGATTGTGCAGGTAAAGTCATTTGATACACATCACCATTCAAATCATCAGCACGAACAACAGCAATACGTCTACTAAAACGACATGCTTTAGTTCCATTAGCGCCTGAACCTTTAATGTTTTGTGGACATGATAAACAATTTTCTGCTTGCTTTTCTACAACCGCTTCATCAGGTTTTTGGCTATCAGATGTCCAACATGTTGGTGGTGGCATCTTTTCACCTGGTACATAAGCTTTAGAAAAATACATTCTATGTACATGAGGCGATGCATTAACAATAATTACTTCGAGAGCGTCTTGGTTAGACTTCTCAATCTCTTTACCATTAACCATTAATCTAAACTTACCACCACGTATTGATATACGTTTAGCTGTTGATGTGCTTCCTGTAATGTTTGCAGTAAAGCCATCATCTCTACGTGAAACTGTTGATACTGCGGTGTTACCAAATACGTCTAATTCTGTACTCATACTTCCTCCTTAGTTCTACTTTTAGTTATTCTTACTGTATATTCACTTGTTGCTTGTAAACCTGGTGGTGCTTTGTCAGGGTTTTGTTCTAAAAACTCTTTAACTGTCGATTGAACTAATCTCTTCTCAAAGAACTCAGGCATATCATTTTCTTTTATAAACTTGTACATTTCAGGCCAATCACTTGTCCAATATCTTGTACGTAAAGTTCTTGATAATGTTCCAACTTTAGTTTTTAAACTAGTTACATTAAGTGTCCTGCATGCTTCATTTAATGCTAAATCAACTTTGTCTTTCTGAGTTTTAATTTCAGTGATTTGATTTTCTAGTTCATCAATTTTATCTCTCATATTGACAGAAGCCTGCATCATCTTTTCTATCTTATTGTCATCTAATTCCATATTCTCTCCTTTCAAACATTAAGGATATTAGTATATCACAACTATTTACTTTGTCAACTTATTTCTTTATCTATTAAATGTCCATAGGTAAGTATTACCCAAAAAGCAAATTGCAATAGTTGTTTTGGGGAAGCACTGTTTTTCATACTATTAGCTTTATTACTTATTACTTGTACATTACCTTTAACATACCCTTTAGTATTATCAATTCTATCTAGTGAAGGTGAGCCTTCACAAGCACCTCTTTTACCACTAGGGCTAAATACTTTTTCTATAGGAATTCCTAATACAGGACAAGTAGTAGGTATATGTATATCTTCTTCAGATATTGTAAAAGGCTCTCCTTTTTTTATTGATCTATGTTTAGCACTTAATAACAATATTTTTTGTGGGTTTTTTTGACTATACTCATACCCGTATAGTCTTAGTTTGTCTCTATTTTTTTCTCGCCATGTTTTCTTCCACGCTTTGACATCAAACATCATTAAACTCCTCTTTATAAAGGTCTACTAATTTAATATGGTGATCTATTTTGCCTTGCAACATTTTGTAAATTTTTTGTTCGACAGGCGAACCTTGTAGATGCACTACGGTCATTTTATTTTTTTGTCCCGCTCTATCTACACGAGCGCAACATTGTATGTAGGTTTCAACAGACATTACAGGCGACCAAAACACAACTACGTTAGCTGCGTGGAGGGTAACTCCATGTGATGCAGCTTGAGGTTGTATTACTAATACTTGTGGATCTTTAGTTTCTTGGAATCGTTTAAATATATCTGAACGATTATTCATAGATACGTCGCCATGTATTGCAGCGCATGTAATGTGATCTTTATTTAACTCTCCCATAATCTTTTCAATACTGTGTCTGAACGGGCAGAAGATAAGAACTTTGTGGCTGGCTTCTTCAATGATTTCTTTAAGAGCCGTCATACGATTAGATATATCAAACTCTATGACTTCTGACTTATCTGAATAGATAGCGCCTGCACTTACTTGTAATAGTTTAGTGAGCATAACCCCTGCGTTGACCACAGTAATTTCTTCACCTGAAGCTTCCATATACATATCTTTTTTAAGCTTCTTGTAATACTTATCTTGTTGTGGTGTGAGGGGAACTTCACGAGTGGTATAAAGAACGTCAGGTAAATCTAAACATTCTTCTTTAGTGTAACGAATGGCAGGTTGTAATGTTTTAAATACAATATCCTGTGCATTAAATCTAGGCACCCAGGTGAACTGGCTAACTTTTTGCATTACCATATCCTTAAACGTTCCTGCATATTTAGGTACGGATGCGGGGTTCACAAGTCTAGCCAGTCCATATGCGTCAGCTGGTGATTGAGCAGCGGGTGTTCCTGTCATAAGCCATAACCATGTCTGAGGTGTTACTACACGATTTAATGACTTCCAGCGACGTGTCGTGACAGTCTTGACATAGTTGGCTTCATCGACAACTATTAAATCAAAACCGCCAGATTTAATTTCTTTCTCTACAATTTCTATACCGTCATAGTTAATTATAACTACGTCAGTATTTTCTGCAAATACTTTCTTTCTTTTCTCAGCACTACCATGAGCAATACCTACTGATCTATGCATAGCAGTTTTAAAGAAGTCTGCTTGCCATGCCGCTTGCATAATAGATAGTGGGCATACCACTAACATACGTCTAACTTTACCTTGGTTCATTAGGTAATCAGCCGCCCATATGATAGCCGAAGTTTTACCTGTGCCTGCTTCACTTAAACAATAGGCACGTCTATGGGCTGATAGAAACTCAGCCGTTGTTCTTTGATGATCGAATGGTTTATGAATACCTGGAAAGTTATAGTCACGTGTTATAGGTGACGGAGGGTTTTTAACTTTCATGTCAGATAAGGTAAGCACTTCATCTAGTCCCCAATTTACAGCTACTTGGGTGACACCATTATCATACGATTTAAGTATCTTACTTTTAGGTATCTTATCTAATATTAAATCGGGGCGTTTTGTGTTTACAATCAACGCTTTATCTTTATATACTTCCAATGCAATCTCCTAGTGATAAAAATAGACGCGCCACCGAGAGAGGTAGTGACGCGCCTACACTGCTAACACACAAAGTTTTTTATTATCATGAGGTCTTTGCTGTTAACTGACGTGGTTTTACCGCACTCACGTCTAGCGGGAAAACTTATGTCTTGTTTCGTTTACCCTCTTTAGCTTCTTTAGCTTTAATCTTTTTACTAGGAACATTTCTCTTCAACGAATGGTCGCTGTTCCTATCATATGAATCATTTAAATTTGCATCTACAACTCGCATATTGCTTGGCGTATTCTTACCACCCTTACTTAAAGGAACGATATGATCTACTGCTAATCCATCACCCTTATGTACTTTACCAGCTTTTAACATCATTCGTCTAGCTTTATTTCTAGCTACACGTTTAGCTATCTGATCAGGTTGTGCTTTATATTCATTTTCTTTTTTATAGTCTCTTGCCATTATTTTCCCCAATGTGAACATGATTGAACAGGGCAGAACTTCCTACAAGCGAAGTTAGGGCTTGCATTGAAAACCCCTGTCTGATGGGCAGTATCTATCCTATGTGTTATTTTACCCCATTCAGCAAACATTTCATCTACTTTGTCAATACTATAATCTTCTTTCAATATCTCTTTACTTACCAAGAATACCAATCCAGACTTGACTTTTAACATATCTGGGAAGTGTTTAAATATAGCTACACTAAACAAAGATAGCTGTCTAGTATCTGCATACTGACTTGACTTGCCTGTCTTATAGTCGATCAAGGTAGCTAACTTAGTTTCGGGGTTGATGACTAGTAAGTCTACAACACCCCGCCACCATACATTCGATGCAAAGAAGTCACAAGGTTCTAAGTCTTTAGTTAATCCTAACTTATACTCACAATATTTATCCCCTGGAATTGCAATTAACTTATCAAGGGTTGGCTGAAACATATTAAACTTCTCAGGCAACGCTGTTGCGTTCTTAACGTACAACTCACAAGCTTTGTGAACTTCGTTACCATAAAGAAAATGTTCTGTGTTCGGGTCTTGCTTAATATCTTTTGCTACATACAGGTGATAGTATTGCTTAGGACATTTCTCGAATGTTGTAGCACTTGAGTAAGACCACGTTTTTAACTCAGCCATTTGTTTTCCTATTTAATTCTTGCATGATCTTTGCACGTTTCTTGCCTGTAGGTTCGGCTTTACTAAGGGCTTCGTTTAATTGCTTAATGGTATACGCTTTATACTTAGGTCTATCATTATGTGTAAGCATGGGTTTATTGTGTCGTTTACTTGGATGTATTTGTTGTGTCGCCATCATTTACCTTTTGGACTTCGCCTGTTGATTTATTAAGTTCATACTCTGCTAAGGGTTCTTTCTTTTTCTTACCAAATATCAAATCCCAATTCTTTTCAAACTGTTCGTTGTTTGGTTTAGACTGTAACCAATCGCCTGTTACATCATTACGTGCAGTCTTTTTCATTCAATTTCTCCGCTAATAAAATACCATATAATACCCACCAAATCCAATGGGCATCAAACCTATACAAACTAAACGCTACTAATAATTCTAACATATTATTTAAAGTATGGTCCGACCATCCAAGTTACGATAGAGTATCTCATACCTTTAGTTACAGGCTCAACACCATGCGGCATAAAGGAAGGGAATACTAATACAGTTCCTTTGTTTTGTGGTGGATATATTCTATTGTGTTCTACTGACAAATAAAACTTACCGCCTTCAAAGTCATCATTTAAAAATACTAATACTGTTAGTTTCCTTGTTTCATTTGATCGTGCATGGAATGTATCTACATGCGTTTCATACTTACCTTTAACATCATACATTAAAAACTCAGATTGGTTAGAGTGAGTTATATCGTATTGCCAAAAGTCATGATTTACATTCAAACCTATAGATGTGAGTGTTGCGCCAATTCCTGCATATAAAGGCAACTGTAACCTTGCAACATTTCTAATATCTAAATTAATATTCTTTTCTAAGTCGCGACCTTCTCCGATAAAGGGAAGTTCTTTTTCTACTTCGGGTTTAGAATATTCTTCTATTAATTTGTTACAGAAAGCTTCAGTGATGGCATTATGCACAGCATAACAATTATCAAAATGTTGTATTTGATTTGTTTGTTCACACGCTGTTTTACTTACACCTAATGACTCGCGCTTATCATATTTCCATTCAGCATGAGGACCATTCTGATCTACATAATGTAAGAATACTTGCGCCTGCCATTTACCTTCTTTGTATGCTTCACGCCAATGGTATATGTCACAACCTCTATACATAACAGCATCGCCAATGTCCATCTTAACTTCTGTAGCTTCTGACTTATCTTCATTAGCACCCATGTAAATAGACCATACATCACCTTCAAAATCTAATGTAAGCGTAGCTGATATTTCACATGCAGGTCTGTCTCTATGAACTTTTAGTTCTTCATCTTGTGCATTATAAAGTCGTGCATATGAATAGGTAGGGAATAGTTTAAGTCCTGAGGCTTGTTCAAAGTGTGGGGTTAAATCTTCTAGTAGCTTATCAAAAGTTACAGTGCCATGAATAGCTTGTGACTTAGGGCATTGTTCATCTTTGACAGTTTTGTTTTCACTGACTAATCTTTTTAGTTCGTTAGCTAGTTCTTTACAAGAGTCCTT